ATGAACAACCATTTTATCAATTATCTAACTTACCAGTATTTAAATTACAATGCTCATTATTTGAATATGCAGATGAACAATTTGAAACAGGGGTTGCTGAAATTGATGCAGAAGAAGTTAAATATGCTCAACAAACACAAGTTGATGTTACAGTAACTGGTGGTAATCACTTTAAACAGGGTGAAATTTTAACACAAGTTATTTCAACTGATCCAGCAATAAGTGTATATGGTGAAGTACAAACAATAACAAAAACATCTGATATTGCAGCTGTAGTTTCAATCTCAAATATTGGAGTAACAGGTAGCACGGAAGCTAAAGATTTCTTAGTTTCACCAACTGTAGGCTTGACAGGCAGTGAAACAAATAATACTTGTTTTATTACAAAAATATATGACGTAACAGATAGCCAATCATTCCCTGATGATGATCAAGCTAAAAATTATGAATTTGAAGTTGCTGCAGATAACTTTATAGACTTTACGGAATCAAATCCGTTTGGTGATCCATCGGAGACTTATTAATGTTTGGAGGTCATTTTTATCACGCAACAACCAGAAAAGCAGTAGCTATTTTTGGTACTTTATTTAATAACTTAAAAGTTATTAGAAAAGACGGCAGTGGTAATGTATTAAATCAAATTAAAGTTCCATTAGCGTATGGACCTAAACAAAAGTTTTTATCTAGAATAGATGCTATTACTGGATCGGATGCATCTATGGCTATTAAATTACCAAGGGTTGCTTTTGAAATAACAAGTTTAGCTTTAGACTCAACCCAAAAATTACAAAAAAGAAATCAGGTTATAGAGAATCATGCTACTGATTCAACTAAGAAAAAGACATTAAATCATATAGTTGCATATGATATTGGTATGTCACTTTATATTTTGGCAAAAAATCAAGATGATGGGTTACAAATTATGGAACAAATTCTCCCATATTTTCAGCCTGAATATACAGTAACAATAAGGCCTGTAGATGGATTTCAATATAAACAAGATGTTCCTATTGTATTAACATCGGTTGCTATACAAGACGATTATGAAGGTGATTATACAACTAGAAGAGCATTAATATATCAATTAGATTTTAATATGAAAATGAAATACTTTGGTCCTACAAAAGATCAAGGTGTTATTAAAGAAATTAATATAGATTTTAACGAAGATGTTAGTGGTGCTAATATATTAGAAGAAATGGATTTAACAATTACACCAACCACTGCAGATGAGGATGATAATTATACTGTAAATGTAAGTATAACGTAGGTATGTTATGAGTGATAAATTAGAAAAGATTAATAAGAATCTGAGCAAAAACTTGCCAGTAAAGAAAACCATATCTAAAGATGATATTGAAATAAAAGATGATTATGAGTTTTCTAGAAAAACATATAAAGACTTAATTAGAACTGGTACATTATCTCTTGATGTACTTGCTGAATTAGCTCGGGAATCAGAACACCCAAGAGCTTTTGAAGTTTTATCGAGATCAATAAAAGATATTGCCGATACAACGGAAAAATTGATGGCTCTCCAAAAAAATAAAAAAGATTTAACAGGTGAAGCTACAAAACGTGAAGTGACAAATAATAATCTTTTTGTAGGTAGTACTACTGATTTACAAAGATTATTATTAAAATCTGCAGATGATGGTAAGGATATAATTATAGATGACGAAGGCAATAACTGATCAAGGCTATCTAGGAAATCCAAACGTAAAAAGGGATGGAGTAGAAAGCGAATTTACAAAAGAACAGGTAATTGAATACAAAAAATGTATGAATGACCCTGCATATTTTGCGCGCACATATGTAAAAGTTATTTCACTTGATAAAGGTTTAGTTCCATTTGATCTATGGCCTTATCAAGAAGAAATGTTTCATCAATTTAATGAAAATAGATTTAACATTGTTTTAGCATGTCGACAAAGTGGTAAATCAATATCATCTGTTGTATTTTTATTATGGTATGCTTGCTTCCATCCAGAAAAAACCATTGCAATTTTAGCTAACAAAGGCGCGGTGGCTAGAGAAATGCTAGGTAGAATTACCTTAGCATTAGAAAACTTACCATTCTTTTTGCAGCCAGGTTGTAAAGCTTTAAATAAAGGTTCTATCGAATTTAGTAATAATTCAAAAATTATTGCTGCGGCGACATCAGGTAGTTCTATTAGGGGTTTGTCTATTAACCTATTATTCCTTGATGAGTTTGCATTTATTGATAATGACGCACAGTTTTATACATCGACATATCCAGTTGTTTCATCAGGTAAAGACACAAAAATTATTATTGCATCTACAGCAAATGGTGTTGGTAATATATACCACAAACTATGGGAAGGTGCTACTACAAATACAAATGAATTTAAACCATTTAGAGTAGATTGGTGGGACGTTCCAGGTCGTGATGATAAATGGAAAGAAGAAACAATTGCTAATACATCTGAGCTTCAATTTGACCAAGAATTTGGTAATAATTTCCATGGTAGAGGTAATACATTAATTGAAGCAAATGATTTATTAGCACAAAAAGCCATTGAGCCATTACGCTGGTCAGAAAATTTATTTCAATATGAGGACCCTAAAGATGGTCACCATTATGTAATGACCGTTGATGTATCAAAAGGTAGAGGGCAAGATTACAGTACATTTAATATTATCGATACATCAGTGAATCCATTTAAACAAGTGTGTGTATTTAGAGATAATAATATATCACCACTATTATTTCCCGATATTATATACAAATACGCTAGAATGTACAATGATGCGTATACAATTGTTGAAAGTAATGACCAAGGGGCAATTGTTTGTAATGGATTATATTACGATTTAGAATATGAAAATATGTTTGTAGAATCACAAATTAAGGCTAATGCGATTGGTGCTACTATGACTAAACGTGTTAAAAGAATTGGTTGTTCTACATTTAAAGATTTAATTGCATCTAAAAAATTACACATAGTAGATGCTGAAACTATAACAGAAATGTGTACATTTGTTGCTAGAGGCGCTTCATTTGAAGCTGTTGCACCTAATCATGATGACTTAGTAATGAATTTAGTAATGTTTGGTTGGTTTACTACTACTGATATATTTGCTGGATTAACTAATATTGATATGAAACAATTAATGTATAGAGAACAATTAAAGGCTATTCAAGACGATATGCTACCATTTGGTATTATTGAAGATGGTAGAGATAGAAAAGAAGGAGTTGGTGATGGTGAGGGTAATGTGTGGTTCGAGGTAGAACACATCTAGAGATTATTATTTATATAAATAAAAGTATTGAATATAACCGTATTATGAAAACTTATTAAACTAACTCAATTTGAGAGGACAAAAAAATGGCATTTCAAGTATCACCAGGCGTTCAAGTCAAAGAAATTGACGCAACGAACGTGGTACCTGCAGTTTCTACCAGTATTGGCGGATTCGTAGGTGCTTTTAATTGGGGTCCGGTCGAAGAAGTTACTACGGTTAGTTCAGAAAACCAACTAGCTAGTATCTTTGGAACACCAGATTCTGATACAAGTAAGTACTTTTTAACTGCTGCTTCATTCTTAAAATATGGAAACGCACTTAAAGTAGTACGTGCTGAAAAGTCTGACATGAAAAATGCAACAGACGGTACAGCGCTTTTAATTAAAAACGAAACCCATTATGATTCCCTTAACTCACTGAGTGGAACATTTGTAGCTAAATATCCAGGCGCTTTAGGTAACAGCCTAAAAGTAGATATATGTTCAAATGCAACAGCATTTGGCGTTTGGACTGGAGCAGGTTCTTTACCTGATCCTAAAGATAGTTTTGACGCAGCACCAGGAACTTCTGATAGTGCAACAGCGGCAGGAGCATCTGCAGATGAAATTCACGTAGCAGTGATTGATGAAGATGGACTATGGAGTGGAACTAAAGGAACAGTTCTAGAAGTATTCCAATTTGTATCTTTATCACCACAGGGTAAAAAATCAGATGGTACAACTAATTACTATAAAGATGTAATTAATAATCAATCCGAGTATGTATGGTGGAGTGGTCACGCAACTGGTTTAGCTGCTGGCGGTTCTACATCAGGTGCGGGCGAAAACTTTGTAAATGGACAAGCTTTCGAAACATCAGATACAATCATTTCAGCTTCATTAGCTGGTGGTGTAAGTGATAACGCTCCTGCACATGGTGATATCACATCATCATTTGATTTACTAGCGGATTCAGAAACAGTCGACGTAAACCTATTATTTGCATATCCAGATGCAGATGGTGAAAAGCATATTGCTGACAAATTAATTACAATTTGTAATGCAAGAAAAGATTGTATGGCTTTTGTTTCACCTCCTATTGCTGATTCAGCAGCAGGTGGTTCAGTAGCAGATGTTATTACATGGGCTAATACATTACCATCAACGTCTTATGCTTCAACAGATTCATCAGCAGTATATGTATACGATAAGTATAATGATGCTCAAATATGGATTGGAGCTTCAGGTATTTTAGCAGGTTTATGCGCAAATACAGATAATGTTGCCGACGCATGGTTTAGTCCAGCTGGTGTAACAAGAGGACAACTTCTAGGAGTAACAAAACTAGCACTTAATCCTTCAAAAGCAGATAGAGATTCTCTTTATAAAGCAAGAGTTAATCCATTAGTATCTTTCCCAGGACAAGGTACAATGTTATTTGGAGATAAGACATTGTTATCCAAGCCTAGTGCGTTCGATAGAATCAATGTTAGAAGATTATTTATTGTTATTGAGAAGGCAATTAGCACAGCTGCTAAAGGTCAACTTTTTGAATTCAATGATGAATTTACAAGAGCTCAATTCAGAAATCTTTTAGAACCATTCTTAAGAGACGTAAAAGGTAGAAGAGGTGTTACTGACTTTAAAGTTATTTGTGACGAAACA